GCCGTGTTCAAACCATTCCTTTGCAAACTTGTCCTCGCCATCGGTTAGCTTTAACTTCCCTGGCATCTTCACTTCTACCGCTACCACCACGCCCTTGTATAAAACCATTAGGTCGCAGAAGTTCTTTAGCCTGTGAACGTGCTTAACGCAGGCTCCTAGCCTTCTGAACTCATCGACGATTTCCGGCTGGTTCTCGTCGGCTTTGGCGCTGTAGTACCTCATCTGCGATAGTCCTGAATCGCGTATATCGCTTCGTCTGGCGGAAAGTCGGTACACTGCCCCATAAGCTGCATACAAGTTCGGCTGAACATGAATTTCTCCCACCCTTTTCTGTCTTCGTTCACATCCAGCGTTCCGTTGTGCAGCGCCTTATGCTCCTCGTCTGTCAGAGGTATCACCCACCAGTGCCCAATGTGGACCTTGTTGTGCTTACCAGTCACACCTACAGGATGGTGAATCACCGCAGGGCCACCAGAGATAACAGACCCCAGATCCCTAACTGCTTCTCTCCACCGCTTCTGTGCGGCTGTTGGGGCGTTGTTTTTGCTTTGCATTAAACAAACTGCCCCGCCAGCACAATTGCAAATATCCCGATACACACCAAACTCATGCGGCGGTTATAGGGCATTTCTAATAAACGTTTGATCATGCAAAGAGCCTCCTTTGTGCTTGGGCTTGTTCTATGCGCCTGCAAGCTATCTCAAAATATTTGGGTTCTTTTTCTATGCCGATAAACTCGCGGCCTAGATTGGCGCAGGCTACGCCGGTTGTGCCGCTGCCCATGAATGGGTCTAGGACTTGGCCGCTGTTTGCTTTTAACTTGGACACACACCACTCCATAAGCTCGACGGGCTTTTGTGTCGGGTGTTCTTTTGAATAACTGAGAACGGACTTTTTAAATATTTTTGCGTTAGTGTCCTCACTCCACCATGCTTGCTCGCACATCGCTAGGCTGAAGTTTTCCGGCTGAATCTTGTCCCAAATTAAAAAGCCTCTACTAGCTGGTAAGCTGAAGTAATTACCGCCCCAGATGATTTGCTCAATAGAACAATCCAGCAAAAACATGACGTGTCTATCGCCGATAGCCTCGGCATCCCAGTCCATTTTTTCATGCTTTTGACGAACAGGATTAGCAGCCATGTTTATTCCGTAAGGCGGGTCAGTAACCACTGCATCAACCTTGCCCAGAGTCGGCATAATGTCCATGCAGTCGCCGCAATATAGCGTTGCGTTGCCTATAACCTCTTTCATTTCCGCGCAGCCTTGTTCGGGTCTTTCTGATTGCCAATCAATACTTGCCGCTGAGTTAGAGATACCCGCTTTTCAGCGTATAAGCCAAATTTGACATAATTAATTTTCCCACCATCAGCCAGAAACCGCTCCACGTCCTCCGCTATACGCTTTGAATCGCCGTCTTTGATGTAGTCGTTGTTTAATCGCCTCATGCCTCTCATGCTGTTACCTCAAATAAAAGTTTTCTTTGTGTGGGGTGCGTGTCCACCCTCGGCCTGCTTTTAACGTTCCAACTACCGCCGCCGCGCTCGCCAACTAGTCGCCAGTTACTAGCTTTTAAAGTTGTTCCCTCCTCTGAATCCAGAATGTAGGTAATTAAGCGTCTATAGCCCATCGCCTTAGCCGCTCGCCAAGACGCGCCGTAAAGCATCGAGCAAGCGTTCTTAGTCCCGTCCGTACAGCAGCGATTAACCTCTAAGGTCCAGCCGTCATCCAAATGTCTTGAAACAGGTCTGCCAGTTATAGCCACACCGACAACCTTTCCCGAGTCGCTAACAGCCATACAGAACTTGTGACCAATAACGGGTTTATGGTGCCGGTGATGCTCTGCAACGAAGGCGTTGGCTTCTGCTAGACTGACAGGAGTTAGCTCCATTTACCGGACTCGCTCGCCCTCGATGATCATCGCCAAAACATTGTCTTGATTGACGATCGCATACCCCTCATCGCAATAAAGGCGCAAGTTTTTACCTCTAGATGAGTCAAACATCGTGACGTTGTGAAGGCTTATGCTTGCGCCGCTCACGCTGACGATTTGGCGTGTCTTCTCTTGAACTTCTACTTCTGTGCTTTTGTCGCTCATCGGTCTTGTTTCCTTTTCGCTTCGGAGTATTCGTTTGGCACATCCGGCAAGGTGATGCCCATAGCCATACAGTCTTGTTCTATGGATCGCATTAAGTGGAACCATTCGCTTTTGTCTAGTTTCTTCGGGTGAGTCAGCGTCCTGATTCTCTCGGGTGTTTCGGTCTTGCTGACCTTCAGCGGTGGAATCATGCCTAAGTGCCGTTTGCACAAAATCAAATGCATGTTCTGGCCCTCTTTGTCTAACTCCTCGTAGTCCGGCATTTTTCTTTCGACATACTGCCTAGTGATCGCTCTCATCCATATCCAAAAAACAGACTCATAAGGGCGCGTGTGTCCAGCGCCGTAAACCTTCACCTTTAACGGCTCGTTTCCGTAGTCCCACGCCCTGATGAAATCAATCACCTGATCAATTCCCTCGGCAGTCTTGAACGTGGCCTCCATTTGGCTTGCCTGGATCACTTGCGCCATGCCTTCTCAAGTTCGCCGCAGAGGTACTTATTGCGTGAGTCCAGCGCCATGTTTTTTACCTTCTCCCGCCTCAAATCCAGCCGTAGCCCTTCGTTTTCTTGCATGACGTGATTGATCATTAGGCGCATTGCTTCGAGGAGATCTGCATCTGTCGTCCCTTGCTCCACTTGATGCGCTTGTACCTGATGTAATTCAGCACCGCCTCGTTCGGTGGTTGTGTGCTGTAACTCCGGTTCTTCGGTGCGTGGCCAGTCATTTCCTTGCAAGTGTGATACACCCACCCCTGTTTCAACCCCTTCTCTTGAGCGTATCCGTTCAACATTTCCCATATGTCTTGCCTCTCTTGTGCGTTGTAGGTTTTCTTGCCCCGCAACTCTTTTAATTCGCCGTCTGACGCTTCAACGTCGTTCTTTAGTTCAATAACGTGGCCGCAGTTGTGGCACTCCAAACCCTTGATAACCGCGTGACACTTAACGCACGTTTTAGGTAACGGCTTTTCCCGTTTGGTTGGCTCCGGCTTTTCGCCGTGGTTCATGCTGTCGTGATGAATGTCAGTCACAAAACCGAGCCTTTCGTGTGTGTCGGAGTGGTCCAGAATGAGGCAGTCTTGCTTACCCTCGGCAGTTCGTAAGCCTCTACCAATCATTTGAACAAATAGCATCTCGCTCTTGGTAGGTCGGGCCAGAATGATGCAGCGTACATCCCAATCAACACCCGTGGTCAGTGTTCCGACGTTCCACACTACTTTTAGATCGCCGTTGTGAAACTGTTGTCGAATATGCTCCCGCTCATCCATATCGGTTCTTGCTTCGATGTAACCTGTTGGGATACCAGCCGCCTGGAACTCTGCTTGAAGTGTTTGGGCGTGTAGTAGGTTCACGGCAAAGCCAATGGTTGGGCGGTTTTCCGCTAACTTTTGCCAAGTCTCAAGAATCGAGGCGACGAGCTTGGGTTCAATAACGCGCTTGCCTAGTTCTTTTTGCTCCCAATCACCTGCCCTCGTCTTCAGTTTCGCTAAATCTGGTTTCGTCGGGGCAAACACTCGAAACGGCGACAAATAGCCTTGGTTTATTAGTTGGTCAGTTGTGGCCGCTACCACTAAACTTTGCCAGTCTAGCCCCAAGCCTTTACTCCAAGGCGTAGCAGACAATCCAATAAACAGCGTTTCAGGCTTATTTCGCATCCACTCGCTAACGAACTTCTTTCGTAGATGAGCCTCGTCAATGAATATGATGTCGTAATCAATTTTGAAATTTCTGGCTCTCAATGTGTCTAGTGAACAAACCTGCACCGCTGCACCGGCCCGCCTGTATGGGTGATCGCCTTGAATAATCCCGAGATCCTGCATCCCATATTGAAAAAAACGTTTCGCCGTCTGTTCGACTAACGAAATCATTGGGACGCAGAACGCTACCCTTTTACCTTTCGCCAGTGCCGACTCAGATATTGCAACCGCCATCTCTGTCTTGCCTGCGCCTGTTGCAGCCTGGACCATGATTCGCCTTTTGCCCTTTCTGCACTCGTCCCTAACCTTCTTGACTGCTTCTGCTTGGTAACCTCTAAGCAACTCATTTTCCTTCTGCCAATAGTTGACATTTAGTAGCGAGAGGGACATACACCCTATGTTCACTACTACCCGACGCGCATTCGCCCCACACTTAACCGCATTTACCAGACTGACGACTTTAGGCGCGCCCAAACCTCACCCGCCTAAATAACTAGGCTATGTCCCTTTTTTGTCTGTATATCCCTGACTACCTTTTGCGCGGCTTTCAGGAGGGGCGCTACTAAACCCCTGCGGCTGTGGATCGTGGCGGTTTGCAGACCGTCCAATAACTGAGCTTCGCTTTCTGCAATGGAGGGACAAAGCAACGCCCCCTCTGTGCTAATAAAAAAAACCCTCATCCAACGGGGGAACGAATGAGGGTTTGAGGAAAAGCCGGACTCGGGGCAAATCTGCCCGTTTTCGTTTTTGCCGGCTTGGTTTAAATTAATTGTCATGAGTTTCATCGTTAACAAATACATTCACTTGGCGCGTGTAAATGTTGATCAACTGCCGCAAAAATTTGCTCGGCTTTCTGTGACCGTGCGCAATCTGAGACATGTAAACCTTTGATGTCTCCAACTGGTCAGCTAATGCCTGTTTTTCTGCGGGGCGCATTGCGCCCCAAAAATATTTGAATTCGCTCATGAATTATAATTTAACAAAAGATAAATATTGTGGCAAGAGCATGACTAACAATGTTAAGCCATTGCTGATTTATTCTTTATCAATGAATGAATTACGGGTGGAAAAGGTCCGAGGACTTCGGCGAGAGATGTTCCAGGGCAGCACGAAAGATATGGCCGAAGCCATTGGCAAAAGTCCTGCTCAGATTAGTCAGTGGTTTAGCGGTTTTCGCAACATTGGCGACGCTGCTGCTCGCCAGATAGAGGACAGACTTGGCTTACATCGTGGCTATCTTGATGGGATTGCCGGACCATCAAGTGCTGAGATACTTTCTGCTGCGCTCTTATCAGCGCCGGACTTAACAAATCAGGATCTCGTTGGCCTGATTGACGCCCTGACAAAAGAGCTTCGCCTAAGATTCAACGATTAATAAGCGCCTTACTCTTCTCGCTCAAAGTTCTGTACAATTCTTGAATCGGATCTGACATACCTTTCCTCGCCGATAACAACACTGTCGGCGCTACCGTGACCTATTGCAATAGGATTTGCCGGTTGCGAGTTATATCACTGACTTAAAGTCATCCAAAGATTTTTAATATCTGGTCAATATTTGACCAATTTAGGTTATTTACCATTTATTTAGCATTGTTATTGAAACTTTATTTATCTTTTGTTAAATTTGTTTCATGGAGTCAATAAATAGAGAGGTGGTAACGATGCAAAAATCAGCACCGAAACGCGCTAGTAAGCGAGGCATAACCAGCCAAAAACTAGCCATCGCACGAGCTGCGGCATTGACCAACAAATGCCATGAAACACTCGCCGCCATTTACGGCCTGACGCCACGCCAGATCCGCAGAAGCATCGACAAGATAAAAGAGCTGGCCGGCGTTGAATGCATCACGGAGCTAGCTCATTGGCTGCACGCTCACGGTATGGGATTCACATGCAACGAAGAGCGTGAAAGTTATCTAGACAACGAACGACAACTAAAGCGGGCTGCTTAACCAACAGAGTAAAGAGGTAGATATGAGCGATTACTTCACAGAATCCGAAACATGGATCAAATACGACTGGCACGTAGACAGCGATCCGCACGGCTATTACTACGAGGTAGATATTAAAGAGGTCCATATTTCCGGGCATCAGTTTGAAAGCTGGCCGTTTGAATTTGAAGCGATGCAAGAATCAAAGATTATTGATTCGCTGATTGAAGAATACGGCGTACCTGGCCCGCCCATGCAAAGGGTTTTGTCGTGAGGGACATTAGAAGGATATGCGAAGCCGTCGGAAAGTATCACGGCGTGCCAACGCATTGGTTTATGAACGAACGCAGAAGTAAGACGCGGACAAGGTGCAGACGGCTATCTATGGCGCTCACCAGAGAAATGACCGGCATGAGCTATCCCGAGATTGCCGAGCAGTTCGGATACGTGCCGAGCCACTGCGTTAACGCATATAAAGAGTTGAAGAACGAGCGAGACTTTCAGGAAATCAAAGAGAGGTTAGAGCGATGAAAACTTTCGACGAACTGTTTAACGAACACTTTGGGGATTTTTTATTCGGTGAAAAGCCGCGAGGTGCTGTTAAGACAAACCAGACATATTGCACAGGAGCGATGAAGGATGGCGATTATAGGAATTGTGAGCAGCGACGCGATTATGAAGATCGTAAAGCAAGAGCAGAACGTGATCAGCGATCAGTATGACACGCTAAAAGCTAGGCTTTGCGACGAGATAGACGAGCAAAAAGCCTATCACATTAACCGGCTGGCTACGCTGGCAAAAGTATTTAGGAACGTTAAATGAGTGAATTAGTTACAACAGAAGACAAGCCAAACCGATCTCTAACTGAGGCGTTTGCGGGCAAGTATGGCGTAGATGCAGACAAGATGCTCCACACACTAACACAAACAGCGTTTAGGGGAGCAAAGATCACCACGGAGCAGATGATGGCGCTGATCGTGGTGGCTGACCAGTACAACCTTAACCCGTTCACCAAAGAGATTTACGCCTTCCCTGATAAGGGCGCAATCATCCCTGTGGTGTCGGTGGATGGATGGTCAAGGATTATGAACTCCAACCCAGAAATGGACGGCATCGAGTTTGAGTATTCGCCGGAGACCGTAGATCACCACGGCAAAAAATGCCACGAGTGGATTGACTGCCTGATCTACCGAAAAGACCGATCCAGACCAATCAAGGTGCGCGAGTACTTTGACGAAGTAAAAAAAGACTCAGGTCCGTGGAAGTCTCACCCAAACCGAATGCACCGCCATAAGACTGAGATCCAGTGCGCTCGTATCGCGTTCGGTTTTGCTGGGATCTACGACCACGATGAAGCGGAGCGAATCGCCGAATCTTTCAACGTGGTCGATGTTACCCCCGTTGAAGTTGATAACACTTTCAACGATGAGCAGTCAGCCTTCTATCACCAGTTGATTAAGGATGACAACGGTATTGAGTTCTATGTCTATATGACAACCCTACCCGAAATCGTCAGAAATGATCTGCATAACTCCTGGCCCAAAGGTCACAAGGTTAAAGGCAAGGACACGGCAAACGCGCTTTATGTCAAAGGCCGCGAAGAGTATGAGAAATACACGCATATTTTTGCCACCGCATTGACCGAGGGTGACACGGTAACAATTCAGGAATGCGCCTCTGAGTTGTCTGAGCAAACTATTGAATACCTATCTAAAGAGTTAGGTGACGAATTTTCATCTGTAATCATGGAGCTAAAGAAGTGCGAGGAATAAACAAAGTCATCCTAGTGGGCAACCTGGGCAACGATCCAGACACGCGCTATCTACCAGACGGAGGCGCGGTCACCAATATCAGCGTTGCCACTTCCGAAACCTGGAAGGACCGGAACACCGGAGAGCAGAAAGAGCGAACCGAGTGGCACAGATGCTCAGCGTTTGGGCGTTTGGCGGAGATTATGGGCGAGTATCTTAGGAAAGGCTCAAAGGTCTATATCGAGGGATCTTTGCAGACCCGCACATATGACAAAGAAGGTCAGAAGCACTACGCAACCGAGATTAAGGTCAAAGAGATGCAGATGCTTGATAGCCGAAATGATTCACAGGGCCAGCACAGCGCTGGCAGTTACGGAGGACGCGGAAATGATAGCGCGGGGGGTAACGCCCCCCAATCTCCGCCCCAAGAGGACTTTGAAGACGACATTCCATTTTAGCGGGGCAGCTCCTCCCTAGCTAAAGCTGGTCCGCCTGCGCCAGCGGTTGAAAGGCAGGCAACTAACCAAAGAGGACATTATGAAAGCATTTCACAATCAAGAATCAATCAAACAATTCAGGCTCGATCAGGCTGATTTCCACATTGAGCACGACCAACTTCTGGCTGGCACATACGGCGAGGGTAAGGGCACAAACTTCAAAGGCTGTTCGATTGGTTGTCACTATGGCGGTGATCACAATAAGGCTGAAGAAGTCGATGGTTTGCCGGAGTGGTACGCGAGACTAGCGGACACTATTTTTGAAGGATTGCCAGAAGAAAAACAACCTTGGTGGCATAAAGCGTGGTTCCAGGCGGTGCCTGTGGGTTTCTCTGATTTCGACTTAGTAAAAGCAAAGTTTTTGGTTTATCTACTGAAAGAACAACTAGATCTTGTTGAGTCTTTAGACATAGGCGCCGATTTAAAGGATCAAGTCTTAGATGCCATTAAGGGAAGTTTAGACTTTCAAGCGACCGCCGTGGCTAACGGTGGAAGAGTAGACCCAGAGGCAGCAAGGGAAGCAAGGGCAGCAGCATGGGAAGCAGCAAGGGCAGCAGAGGCAGCATCGGAAGCAAGGGGAGCATGGGCAGCAGCAAGGGCAGCAGCATGGGCAGCAGCATGGGAAGCAGCATGGGAAGCAGCAAGGGCAGCAGCAAGGGCAGAAGAGGCAGCATGGGGAGCAGAGACAGAAGCATCGTACACCCGCCAAGCTGAGAAGATCATTAGTTTGTTTGAGGAGAGAGTAAGTGAATAACGAGATGCCTGAGAAGATTTACGCGGTAGAACACGTAGATATGGACGACAAGAGCGGGTTCTATCTGCCGAAAGCAGAATGGCACCTTGGCGGATGGTGCGACGATGAGGTTCACGAGTACATCAGAGCCGATCTAGTGGATGAGCTTATTGAGGCTGCCGAAAACCAGCGCCTTAAGGAAAAGCTAGACTACGCCAAGGAATCACTAGGGTTAATCGCATACCAAGGCGACTTTTCAACCGACATACCCGTGGAGGTTATCGCTAATCATGCTGAGAGGTCGCACCAGCGTCTCAAGGAACAGCTAGAAGCCGCTACACGCTGGCGTGAGTGGCCCCAAGAGAAGCCTGATAAGTACGGTAATTATCTGATTACATATGAAATTCCTAGCGGCCACTCAGATTCGATGATTACCATAGGACCAAAGTTGGAACGTTTCTTTGTGTCGCCGCTCGGCAATTACGAGACGTGGAGCCATTTCAGAGATTTTGAGCCGCAAGAATTCAGATGGCGACCCATTCCAGCACAGGGGGGCGGAGAGTGAAACAACTAACCAGAGAACAAGCTATTCAAATGCACGACCTTGAAGGCTGGAAAGCACTAACCGATGTTGAGCGGTTCCAGTTCCAGCTTGGGCAAAATCGGCTATGTATGCCGTTCTCAGAGTTCCACAGGTGCGCTGAGGTCGCTTTAAAACGTCCGGTTTGGACTCATGAATTTGCAGGCCGCGACAAGCTTAGAAAAGAGTTTGAAGCACAGGGGACGAGTAAATGAAGCTAGAGCACCTAGTTAAAAAAGTTTGGTTTTGGCTTCTTACAATTCCAGCAGCTTTTATGTTTTTCCCTGTACTTTACCTATTAACTGTGGTTTGTGGCCCTTAGACACTAAAGAGGACGAATAAATGCTTGATTGGCGACCGATAGAAGAATATGACGCGCTAAAGAGGAAGCCGAAACTGTGCTTGTTTAGGTTTGAGTCATCAATAAACAAACGCGGTGATCTGTCTCTAGACGAAATGTTCGACGTGTGGAGGTGCAGGGGCTTCCAACAAGGCTATAAGTTTACAGGCAGAAGGGTCTGTACCCACTACGCGAAATTTAAACCGCCCACAGACACTAAAGAGGATAAATAAATGGGTAAGTATAAGTTCAGAGGTTTGAGTATCAGTACGGGTAAGTGGGTCTACGGCGATTTAATCACCTACCCAGATGGCGAGACGTGGATCAATGTCACAACGCCAAGGGAGGATTCTTACGTTCTCGAATGTACCGAAGTACACCCCGAAACAGTCGGCCAATGGACCGGACTAAAGCTATTTAGTGAGGAAGTTTACGAGGGCGACATTATCGGCAACGGCAGAAAAGACGAGAATGCCATTGTTGAGTGGAGCGCAAAAACCTATCGCTGGGTAGCAAAATGCGATCATGATGAATTTGATCTGCACGAAGGCGACCCGATGGACAGACGTATCGGCACCATCCATGACGAGGTGGTAACGAAGTGAGAGAGTACGTCGAAACTTCAATTATTTTTTTTCTGACCGGTTTTGTTGTGTGGGCTTTACTTTTGTGGCTCCCCATCCCCACCACAGACACTAAAGAGGATTTAGCGGGTAATTAGGAGAAGAGGATGAAAGACAAAAGCGACATTCTGATTTTTGTGCTCGTTGTGGTTGGGACGGTCAGCTATTTTAGGATTGTTTGGATTGTCAGCGAAAAGATTTGGGCTTGATTAGGTAAGGACGGCCCTTAGACACACACGGAGATAGATATGAATCAAAAAAAATGGTGGAAAGTTGGATCATTGATTATGTCAGTGATCATCGTGCTATTAGCGGTAGTAACGTTTTACTTTGCTTTTACAGACGGCGATCCTGTTCAAGAAGTTAAAGGTTGGGTGATGTTCATATTTTCATACCAACTGGCTATGGGTGCTAGATTAGGAATGCGGAATGACTAGATACAAGTTTAGAGGTTTGAGTATCAGTACGGATACTTGGGTTTATGGTAATCTGGTTAGACAAAACAACGGCATCGCCTACATCTTACCAGTTGACAAGGGTTGGTTTAAAGTGGATCAAGTACACCCCGAAACAGTCGGCCAATGGACCGGACTACATGACCGGAATGGCAGAGAGATTTATGAGGGTGATTTAGTCAATATGTCCTATTCCAATTTGTCTATCTCAGAATGCGACCCAACCGCCGTGGAGTGGATTACTGGCGGAGATTCTGACGGCTATTTTCATGGACAGTGGGAAGGATGGGGCACTGAGGAAGGGTCAAGCCTTTTAGATATTCACTCTGAGTGCTCGGTGTTAGGCACCATCCATGACAAAGAAGTAAGGCGCGGAGAGTGAAGTATTACGGCAAGGCCTGCTTTTGGCTGTTACCTTTAGCGGCAAGTACGCAGTGATCACCACAACACAAGAGGCGGAAGCCTTGATTAATCAAATAGAGGAGTACGCATGAACCCACTAGACAAACAAATAGGCGGTGATCGCTACAAAGACCTAGCCATTCAGCCGGTTGAGTACATCGTTGCAAACGAGATCCCATACCGAGAAGCCAACGCCATCAAGTACGTGACCCGATGGAAACAGAAGGGCGGGGTAGACGATCTACGCAAGGCCATTCATTACATTGAGATGATTATTGAAGGCGAGGTCAATCAGGCAGAGGCATGGGATCAAAGCCGGTTTATTGTGAGCTGGTGGGATTAACCACCCCTCAACAAATTGTCCCTGTTTAAAAGGTATCGTCTAAAGGTACTCGCAGTACCGAAATCAGCCGCAATAGAAACAAACAAGAAAGACTCGGAGAGTAAAGTGAAACCAAAGTCCCCCTGTGTTAACATTTGTAAGCTAGACCCCTTTGGTTTATGCCATGGGTGCCTTAGACACTCCGAAGAAATTAAGAGGTGGCCGCAGTTGTCCCAAGAGGAAAAAGAGGTTATACTATGGAATACACAATTGAGAGAGGAGCTGCTGTGGGCAACGTCAAAGATACACTAAAGGATTCCTACAAATCCCTAAAAGCCTGTGCGATCCTTAATGGGCCTCCGGGATGCGGTAAAGACACCATAGCAAGCCTTATGGAGCCCAAAGGTTTCCAACACCATAGGTTTAAGGAGGGTCTTTATGAGGAGACTATTAGTCACTACGGAGTACATCCAGCGATTGCTGAAAGCCTTTTTACCGACAGAGAAGCCAAGGAAGTCCCTTCGCCTCTCTTTGGGGGCCTAAGCCCTCGGGGAGCCTTAATCCATGTATCCGAGGACATCATTAAGCCTACCTTCGGTAAGGAATTCTTTGGTTGGAAGGCGGCCCTTAGGTGCGTCACCACAGACTCCTCTTTGAGTGTCTTTAGTGACGGAGGTTTCCCAGAGGAAGTAGTGCCACTTGCGGAGGTCTTTGAGCATGTCCTTATCTTCCATCTCCATAGGGATTCCTTTGGGTTTGAGGGAGATTCTAGGAACTACGTGTTCGCCTGTGATGTGCCTAGGGTCAACGTTAGGAATTTCCCCGTGAAACTATTTGAAGGGAAACCTAGAGCTGCGGTAGAATATATAGTAGACACCACAATGAGAGAGGTTTTTAAGTGACCCTAGAGGCTTACTTAGACATAGAGGCCAATAGTTTAACTCCTGACACCATCTGGTGCGTAGGGGTTAAACAGGGGAATACCTATGAAGAACATAGGACCCCAGAGTCCCTCCAGAAGCACCTAGATCGCCTTGAGGGTGCTGAGGTTTATGCCCACAATGGCATTAAGTTTGACTTCCCAGTACTCCAGAAGCTCTGGTCTACAGACTTCTCCAAGGTTATCCTCAGAGACACCCTTACGTTATCCAAGGTGGCTAACCCTAAGAGGACTGGAGGCCACTCTCTGGACGCTCTAGGGTCTGTCATTGGGATGCAGAAGATAGACTTCCATGATTACTCTAGGTACTCCCCTGAGATGTCGGACTACTTAAGACAGGACTGTGACGTGCTAGAGGCTATCCACCGTAGAGTCCTAAAGCCTGAGCTCCAAGGATGCCCCGAGGAAGTTATAGAGATGGAACATTCTGTGGCCTTTACCATTAGGGATCAGGTTAACAATGGGTGGGTCTTTGACATACGTGGTGCCACTGAACTGCTAATGGAACTAAAGGAGAAGATCTACCAAGCCGAGGAGAAAGTCAGGGAAGTCTTTAAGCCTATCCCTGTGGCTGTCAAGGAGATCCAGCCTAAGTACAAAAAGGATGGCTCCCTTTCAGTCGTAGGTATCAAGGAGTATGGGGACCAGTGCCTAGAGATCGTGGGAGGTCCTTACACTAGGATTGAGTGGGAGACCTTTAACTTAGGGTCTAACCAGCAGGTAGCCAAAAGACTCATGGCCCGTGGTTGGGAACCTTACCTGTTCACTCCTAAGTCTGGGGACCCTGTGATTAACTATGATATTCTAGAGGACATAGCAGAGCACACAGACATATGGGAAGCCAAGGTGATCTATGAGTATATCATGTTGGACAAAAGACGTTCCATGGTGTCCTCTTGGATAGAACACTACAACGAAGAGACTGGACGTATCCATGGTGACGTAGACCCTATGGGCACAGCTACCTCTAGAATGGCCCATAGAGATCCTAACGTAGCCCAGACACCGGCCTTGGGGTCTCCCTACGGACTAGAGTGTCGTAGGCTTTTCACAGTACCTAAGGGTTACCTACAGGTTGGAGCGGATGCCTCGGGCCTTGAGTTGAGACTACTGGCTCACTATATGCAGGACCCTCAGTACACCAAGGAAGTCCTAGAGGGTGACGTCCACTGGGCTAACGTACTTGCCCTTGGGTTGTTCCCCAAAGGCACCCCTAGGGTCACTGACGAAGACCATCCAGACTACAAAGGACACGAGGCTGCTAGGAACAAAGCTAAGACCTTTATCTATGCGTTTATCTATGGGGCTGGCGTAGGTAAGATAGCGTTGATCTTAGGGTGTACTGAGGCGGAGGCTTCTAAGGCTAAGCAGAACTTCCTTAAGAATACTCCTGCCCTTAAGGCTCTCATAGATAAAGTCAAAGGCATCGCTAGGCGTACAGGGAGTGTGCCCGGTCTAGATGGCCGTAGGGTTCCTGTAGACGAGGACTATAAAGCTCTCAACAGACTTCTACAGTCTGCCGGGGCAATCTTTATGAAGAAAGCCTTGACACTATACACGAAATACTTTAAACTATGGAAGTTAACCGGGAATCGCTGTGGTAATATTCACGATGAATTCCAAGATGAGATCCTTGAGAAGGACGCCCATAAAGCAGGAAGACTTATGGTATCCTGTATGCAAGCCGCAGGTCAACAGTTAAACCTAAGGCTTCCTATGGACGGAGAATACAAAGTTGGCCAATCATGGGCCGAGACACACTAGGAGAAACTTATGGAAGAACTACAATTAGTCTTAAGTACACTGGAAGCCGCTGGAGTGGAGGCTAAAGAAGCCTTTTTTTGGTACTTGGCTTTGGATACCTTAAAAACCCTTTTAGGGATTGTGGGGGTTGTAGGGCCTATACTGTACATGATAAATAGAATCTCTTACCACTCTCTCGAGGAGATGGCCCACTATAACGCCAGAAAGTTCTACGAGGCTTGGAGATACAACAAGTATAACGCCCCTTCTTCTTTAGATTCAGGAAGAGACTTAGAAATCGCTTTAGAAATCTTAAGAAAGGAGAACTAAGATGAAACTATGGGTTAGAACAGGAAAACAAGGCGGCGTAGGTACAGAGTACTCTGGTGTCTCTGGGTACACCCTAGGGGATACCGAGTTGGTCATTACCTTTGAGGACGGAACTATAATGCGGTTCCCTCGGGAGCAAATCTTTAGTGTTACTGAAGTCCCCAATAGAGACTAAGGAATTCCTATGAGTAACCAAAAGCTAGTTCCTGAGCTAAAGAGGATGCTTGAGACCAAAGAGGTCAACGTGTCTCCTAAAGAGTTTGAGGCTATTCTTGATACCTTTGGGGATAACTGTAAGAGTATCCTTAAGGAGACTTTCTCCCGTAGCAGAGACCTTAGGAAACTAAGGTTAAGCGCCATAGGAAAGCCCGATAGGGAACTGTGGATGAACTACAACCACCCTGAGAGATCCGAGAGCCACTTAACCTCGGAGAACTACATGATCTTTCTCTACGGCCACCTCATCGAGGAAATGATGTTGTCTTTAGTTAAACTTAGTGGAAACAAGGTTACCGATGAGCAAAAGACCGTAGAGGTTGGGGGAGTCACGGGCCACATGGACTGTAAGATCAATGGGGTTATTGTGGACGTCAAGAGCGCTTCCCAAAAGGGGTTCACTAAGTTTAAGAACAACACCCTACATAAGGATGATCCCTTTGGATACATCGGGCAGAACAAATGCTATGCCTATGCCGAGGAGGAGTCTAAGTACGGATGGCTTGCGTTTAACAAGGTGTCTGGGGAGATAGCGTATCTAGAGTACGACGAGGATAACCCCGGAGACTACAAGGACTCCATAGATTGGGACCCCGCCCAGAGAGTCCTAGACGTAAAAAAGTTCGTAGCAAACCCAGAGCCCCCAGAGGAGTTCTGCGCCTTGCCTATAGACTCTGGGGCCTCTGGAAATCAAGAGTTGGCAACCAAGTGCGCCTACTGTCCACATAAGTTTGAGTGCTATCCAGAGGTACGTAGCTTTGCCTACAAACAAGGAACAAAGTACTTGACTACTGTGGTAAAGATGCCAAGGGTGTCTGAGGTTACTGACGATGAACTCTAGGAAAAAGACCCCTAAGAAGAAAAAAGGCTACGGACGATACCGAAGCGGCCTAGAGAGGGCCTTTGCCGAGGCTCTCCCTAGGGGGTCCTATGAGTACGAAAGCGTCACAGTCCCCTACAGTATTCAGAAGAAATACCTAGTTGACTTTATTGTCAATGGTGTTAAAATAGAGTGTAAAGGGTTCTTCCGTGTAGGGGATACCCAAAAGTACAAAGCAATACGGGACGCCCTAGAGGCCCAAGGAGAAACTCTAGTATTCCTCTTGAGTGACCCCAATAAGAAGATCCGAAAGGGAGCCAAAATGACAATGGGTCAATGGTGTACCAAAGAGGGATTCCCATGGTTTACCATGGACACGGTAGAGGAGCTATTAGAGTATGTCAACCAGAACACTTGAAGAAACAATCGAGATCATCCTTAGGGAGTACGATGCAGAGTTAATCCTAGAAGCCCTAGAGATTGAAGCTGAGGAGTTGCTAAGGATGTTTGAGGACAGGCTCCTAGAGAATTTACATAAGTTTGAACTAACTCCCTACGGGGAATCAGAAGATCCAGAGGAGGATTACCATGAATAACCCAGACACTGTAGTAGTGCCAGTAACTACCCTAAACAACATTGCGGTTTTCTTAAACCGAGTACCTACCCAGAATGCTCAGGAGGCTCAGGCACTCCTGATGACTATCCAAGAGGTCCAAGTGTTACTACAGGAACTAGAGTCGGGACAAAGGGATCTGCCCTTGGATGAGGAGACCCCAGAGGATGACTAATGGAGAGGACAAGCCTAAGGTAGTGTCTCTAGTGCCTCCTACGGGCTCCAAAAGGAAGACTGTAGTAGAGGCACTTAAGGACGTCATTGATATGCTGGAGGAGAACTTCCCAGAGGGTACAGGGCCTACAGACTTCGCTATGATCATGGAGTCCGATAGTGAGTCTTTTGTGGTCTCTACCTACCTATCCCAGAGTGACTGTCACTTTAGTTTATCACAAGCAGCCAACATGGTCATGGCACCTTGGATGTATTATGGAATGCAAACAGAGGAAGACTAAAATGCTTAACAAAGACGAATTTACAGACATTTCTTCAGAGACTTACAGAACCTACGTATTTTCTTGGGGTGAGATTACTATAGAAGAACCCAAGTTAATTTTAGTAACTTCTAAGTTAGACTTCAGTGGTAAGGAGTACCATAGTCACCGAGTTTTAACTAAGGATGGCATAGGTTACTACATCCCCTCAGGTTGGTCTGCTATTTCTTTTGACGGAGGTTTCGTAGCTTAATGGAACTATACCAACAATTTATCCATAAGAAATCATACGCCCGGTATCTACCTGAGGAGTCCCGTAGGGAGTCTTGGGAAGAAACCGTAGGGCGGTACTTTGACCATTGGGACAAAAGTAACTACCTTTCCAAGGAGGACCGAGAGTTCCTAGAGTCCGAGGTACTGTCCTTAGGAGCCATGCCCTCCATGCGTTGTCTTATGACCGCAGGGGAAGCCCTAGACCGGGACAACGTGGCAGGGTTTAACTGTAGTTACCTCCCTATAGACCACCCCAGAGCCTTTGATGAGCTTCTGTACATCCTTATGTGTGGTACAGGGGTAGGCTTTAGTGTGGAACGTCAGTACATCTCTAAGCTTCCTGAAGTGGCCGAGGACTTCTTTAAGACAGAGACCACAGTACACGTAGTTGACTCTAAGATTGGGTGGGCCAAGGCGATCAGGGAAGTCATTAGTCTGCTCTATAGTGGTCAGGTTCCAGACTTTGATGTGTCCAAGGTACGACCCTCTGGAGCACCTCTTAAGATCTTTGGAGGTAGGGCATCAGGGCCAGAACCTCTGGTGGACCTCTTCAAATTTCTATGTCACCTGTTCCAAGGTGCCAAGGGACGACGTCTGACTTCCTTAGAGGCCCATGACATCTGCTGTAAGATTGCTGAGATTGTGGTCGTAGGTGGCGTGAGACGGAGTGCCCTGATCTCCCTGAGTAACCTTACGGATGACCGTATGCGTAGGGCTAAGATGGGCGAATGGTACAAAGAAGACGAGGCTCCTCACAGGGCCTTAGCGAACAATAGTGCATGTTACACAGAGAAGCCTGACTTCGAGGCTTTCCTAAACGAATGGAGGTCAATGTATGAGTCCCGAAGCGGAGAAAGAGGCTTCTTTAGCCGTGTTGCGTCTCAGAAAGTCGCTGCAAGAAACGGTAGACGAGACGATGGATACGATTTTGGAACAAATCCTTGCAGTGAAATCATCCTTAGGCCCAACCAGTTCTGTAACCTTTCAGAAATCGTTGCAAGACCGGGAGATACACTGGATGATCTCAAGCGAAAATGCAAAGCTGCAACTATCCTTGGAACTCTCCAAAGCACCCTAACAGACTTCAGGTACTTAAGGAATGTATGGAAAAAGAACACTGAAGAGGAGGCACTCCTCGGAGTTTCAATCACGGGTATCATGGACCACCCTATCCTCCGTGGAGCCAAGGGCCATAATACTCTTAAGGAGTGGCTTGGTGTCCTCCGAGGAGTTGCGATTGAGACCAACAAAGAATGGGCATTGCGACTTGGAGTTAATCAAAGTGTTGCAATCACCTGTGTCAAGCCATCAGGGACCGTATCTCAGCTTGTCGATAGTG